GCGGTGCGACTGGTTGTTCTTCTGGAGGAGCGCTGCAACTTGCTCCCGAAGCTTCGTCGACACGATGGGCTGATGTTGTCCGGGATACCATGTGCCCTTATGGCGGATTTCGCCGACGTAGATTCGGTTGTTGAGCAGGTGATAGAGGGTACCCCGAGAATACGTTGCGCCGCCACCCGTACGCCCGGCGAGGCTAGTACGAATCTTGCTTCGGATTTCCTTGCGCTCCAAAGACTGTTTAAGTCTCCTGACGCTTCCCAACCGCAGGTATCCTCGGAATATTTCGAGCACGATCTCGGCTTCGCCTGGATTGATCACCAGCTGACGATCGACGCAATCGTATCCCAGAGGGACGAGCCCTCCCATCCACATCCCTTTCTTCTTGGAAGCCGCGATCTTGTCCCGAATTCTTTCGCCGGTAATTTCACGCTCGAATTGGGCGAACGAAAGAAGCACATTCAGCGTAAGCCTGCCCATCGACGAGGTGGTGTTGAAGTTTTGCGTGACGGAGACAAAACTGACCTTTTGGGAGTCGAAGATTTCGATGATCTTTGAAAAGTCGGTGAGGGACCGGGTGAGGCGGTCAACCTTGTACACAACGACCAGTTGGATTTTGCCGGCCTGGATGTCCACCAGTAGCCGCTTGAGGGCGGGTCGCTCCATGGAGCCGCCCGAGAATCCTCCATCGTCATAGTGTTCATCGAGGGCAGTCCATCCCTCGTGCTTCTGACTCAGGACAAAAGCGCGGCACGCCTCGCGCTGAGCCTCGAGCGAGTTAAAGGACTGCTCCAGCCCTTCCTCTGAGGATTTCCGTGTGTAGATCGCGCACCGAATGTTCGACTTAGTCATTGTGACGATCCAAATTTGCCTTCGATGATTTGACACCGAAGAAGGCGGGACCCGACCAGCGCGTGCCGGTGATCTTGCGCGCGATTTCAGAGAGGCTTTTGAATCTAGCGTGGCGGTACTCGAACCCCGACTCGGTTACAACTACCTCATGGGTCTCGCCGCGCCACTTTCGAAGAATGCGAGTACCGGACTTCAGTTTAGGCCGACAAGTCTGCCCATTGGAGGTGGTAGATGAGTTCTCCATCTGCCGGGCGATTCTGCGGAGTTCAGATCGCGTCGATGGCTTCAGACCACCGTAAGCGTTTTCCTGGATTCGATAGGCCAGAAAAGGAACCATCAAGTCTCGTTTGAACCCGGTTGGAGCCGCTCTCCGGTAGAGCTTTCGCCAAAGGTCGAGCAATTGCGGCCGGGACATAGACCGTAATTTAGCGATCTGATCGGGGATATCTGCGCTCATTTTCTCCTCCGTGCTCTCGATGGCATTGGCGCTTGCCGGGGGCGAACAGTCAAGCGAAACCCGACCGTGGAATAGCGAGAAGTGTGAGAGCTAAATGGCGAGAGTTTTCCTCGCTATGGTCGAGGTGCGTTTTTGAGCACTTTGGCGTCGTGCTGCGCAAGCTCAGTACAACTTTTGATGGTTCTCTGGTCCGGTGGATTGGCGAGGCCCAATAGAGCATCGTCGCGGAGGAACGGGCATGACGAAACGGTCGAAAGATGCGGGCACAAAAAATAGAACGAAACGGCAGAATCGACAAGTTGGCAAAATCCGAACGCCCTATCCCACAGGTTTGCCGCGTCTGAAAAATGTGCCGCAGATCATCTCCCGAATTCATTTTCACCAGGACATATCGCGCAACGAATTGGATCAGATCATTACGAAAGAGCTAAACGACGTGTGGTCCGGTCTTCTGACGAACCAAGAGCGGCAAATACCCCCGGGACTAACACGAAACCAGCGAAACGCGATTCTAATGAGGGCTCTATCGAAGTTTGACGCGCTTATTCTCAATCAAGCGGAAACCCTTGGATGGAGGATTCTCACGAGCACCAGAGTTCTAGAGCGACTCAGTCTGTGGGAAGAACAGTCGCCGAACGGGGCGGAACAGTTCATGTGTCTGGGCAGGGCACTGGCCAAAGCAAGCCAGATAGTACAGAAAAGAATACTTCCGCCGATTGACGACCCGGATCTGGTGTCTGTGCAAATTCACACCGCTAAAGAACTCCGCGGCGTACTGCGCGAGATGAAAGCCGCGCTTTCCGTGAAACACAACATTTCTGACGCCGACATTCTGGAGTCCTTCACTCGCATCGTCTCAGTATCCAGTTCGAAGTATCCCTTTCTCTCAGCAAACGGAGTCCGCTGGCGAGCGTTCTTGGAAAAGTATCCCGCCTCAATCAAAGACCGAATGTCTGCCAAATGCTTGGCTCCCGCCTCACTCTTTATTGACTGGCTTGCATTCTGCAAAGGACACGAATCGGAGACCATACGGAAGAAGATTTCTTCTTTGGGTAGCTCAAAAAGGAGCTTGTAATCGGAGCTCAAAGTTGTCCATTGCGATGTAGCGGCGATGGATAGTTTCACGGGTCACGTCACGCTTATCCTGCACGACGATTGTCGATTCCTCAGGAGGCGTGACTATGGCGTCAAAACTGTTGTCGTTTCAGTATGTTCCAGTCGAATCGCTCCAACTTAACCCTCAGAACCCCCGGCTGCACAGCGATAAGCAACTCGGTCGACTGGCCACCAGCATCCGTACCTTCGGATGTATTGTCCCCATCCTTATAAATGGCCAATTGCACGTGATTGCGGGCCACGGCCGGGTCCTCGCTTGCCGGTCGATTGGGATGAAAGAGGTTCCAGCGATCCAAGTGGAACATTTGTCCGAGCAACAAAAGCAAGCGTTCATGCTCGCCGATAACCGTCTAGCGGAAAAATCAGAGTGGGATGAACGGCTCTTGGGAGAGCAGCTAAAGATTCTCGCCGAGGTAGAGCTGAATTTTCCAATAGAGGCGACGGGCTTTGAAATGGCCGAGATCGATTTGCGTATCGAAAACCTCGATCCAGCCATCCAGGGCGAAAACGATCCTGCCGATGCACTGCCTGAATCTTCGCCCATCCACGTCAGTCGGCCCGGTGATACCTGGGAGCTAGGTGGGCACCGGGTTGGTTGCGGCAATGCCCTCGCTTTTGCTGCCTACCAGCGGTTAATGAGCGATCGCAAAGCCAATGTTGTCTTCACCGATCCGCCCTACAACGTTCGCATTGCGGGGAACTTCAGCGGAAACGGAAAAATCAGGCATCGCGAGTTCGCGATGGGGGCAGGCGAAATGAGCAAGCCCCAATTCACTCGATTCTTGACAGGCGCCCTCAGTTACCTGGCTGATTACAGCACTAAGGGGAGTCTTCATTACATCTGCATGGATTGGCGCCACATAGCCGAGGTGCTCGAAGCTGGCGGTGCCGCGTACTCCGAACTCAAAAACTTGTGCGTGTGGACCAAAGATAACGCGGGCATGGGCTCGTTTTACCGGAGTCAACATGAACTCGTTTTTGTTTTTCAGAATGGGAAAGGGAGCCATCGCAATAATGTCCAACTGGGGCGGTTTGGACGCTCCCGATCCAATGTGTGGCACTACCCTGGGGCAAATTCCTTTTCCCGCAACTCAAGCGAAGGTGATTTGCTCGCGCTCCATCCCACCGTCAAGCCTGTTGCTCTCGTAGCGGATGCCATTCTGGATTGTTCGGCTCGTGGCGATTTGGTGCTCGATCCATTCTTGGGAAGCGGGACCACGGTCATCGCGGCAGAGCGAACTGGTCGTATTTGCTATGGGTTGGAACTGGACCCCATCTATGTCGACACGGTCGTGCGCCGCTGGCAGAGGTTTACCGGCCTTGAAGGCAAACATGAAAGCACCGGGCAGAGCTTCGCGCAACGGGAGAAGGAAGTGGCCGATGACCAAGAATAATGACACCTCACTGTACGACATCGGGTTTTCCAAGCCGCCCGAACAAACCCGGTTTCGCACGGGTGTTTCCGGTAACCCGAAAGGAAGGCCTAAAGGCCGGAAGAACTTAGCGACGGTGCTCGAGCGGACGCTGCAAGAGAAGGTGGTTATCAACGAAAACGGAGTGCGCAAGACAGTGACCAAGCTCGAAGCCGCAATCAAGCAACTGATGAACAAAGCAGCTTCGGGCGACCTGAAAGCTCTGTACCTGCTGACTGGCTTGGTTCGCTCAGGTGAAGAACGAGCAGACCAGGCGCCGGTCGCAGATTCACAACTCGCTGAAGTCGATCAGAAAGTCCTCCAGGGCCTATTGAAGCGCTTGGAAAATACTGAAAAGGGAGACGAATAAAATGTCGAAGATTATTACACCGATGGAATACCGGTCGTTGCTACGAACCGATCTTTACAGTTTCATTGAGCGCAGTTTCTATGAGCTAAACCCGACAACTGAATTCCTTCGGAACTGGCATATCGAAGGTATCGCTGCGAAGCTGGAAGCCTGCCGTCGCGGAGAGCTCAACCGCCTGATCATTAACGAGCCTCCACGGTCTCTCAAATCTCATTGTGGTTCGGTCGCTTTTACGGCGAACCTGCTGGGCCATAACCCCACCGCCCAAATCATCTGCGCGAGTTACGGGCAGGATCTTGCCAACAAACATGCTCTCGACTGTCGCACGCTCATGTCCAGTAAGTTTTATCAAGAGCTCTTTCCTGGCACTCGGCTTTCGACCCAGCGACAAGCCGTGCAGGAGTTCGTAACGACAAAGCAAGGTTTCCGCCTGTCGACATCGGTCGGCGGGGTACTGACCGGCCGGGGCGCGGACTTTATTATCATTGATGATCCGCTAAAGCCTGATGAGGCGCTCTCGGACACCCAACGGAAGTCTGTCAATGACTGGTACGAGCACACCCTTTGCAGTCGGTTAAACGACAAGAGGAAGGGATGCATCATTCTGATCATGCAGCGGCTGCACGAGGACGGTCTGGCCGGCCATGTTCTCGCCAAAGAACAATGGGAAATCCTTCGGTTTCCGGCAATTGCGGAAGAGGACGAGACGCACGTGATTGAAACGCCTTATGGAACGCGGACATTTAAACGCCGGGCTGGTGAAGCCCTCCATCCGGAGAGAGAACCACTCGAGGTATTGAGTCAAATCCGGGAATCATTGGGGGAATACCACTTTGCCGGGCAGTATCAGCAGTCTCCCGCTCCGTTGGGCGGCGGATTGGTTAAAGCCGATTGGTTTAAGACCTATTCAGAGGCCAATCTACCGGCGAAGTTCGACATGGTCTTCCAAAGCTGGGATACCGCCAACAAGCCCACAGAACTCGCCGATTACAGTGTCTGTACCACGTGGGGTGTGAAGGAAAACCATGTCTATTTGCTTCAGGTCACCCGGAAACGGCTTGGCTATCCAGAACTAAAGCGCGCCGTACGGGAGCAAGCCGAAGCATTTGGTGCGAAAACGATCTTGATCGAAGACAAGGCGTCCGGCACACAATTGATTCAGGAATTGGTTCATGAGGGCGTGCACGCGGTCAAGCAGTATACGCCGACGATGGAAAAGGTCATGCGGATGCATTCGGTTACTGCCACGATTGAAAACGGCTTTGTTCACCTACCGGAGAAGGCGGCTTGGCTCGGCGAGTATCTGCATGAGCTCACCAACTTCCCGAACGCCAAGTACGATGATCAGGCGGATTCAACTTCCCAGGCGCTGGATTGGTTCAAGCAATCCAACACGAAAGGGATACTCGGACTCCACGAATTCTTCAGGCAAGAAACTGCGAGACAGCGAGCGGCAGGACGTCCAATTTCTGATTCACCCGCGGTCAATCGAGGCGCAGCGCTTCGTGAGTGGGACAGGCAGAGAGGACGGTTTGGAAGTCGTTGATCAGCGCGTGGCCAACCAGGCACGGGAATCAAAGAGCAAGCGCAACCACCAGCGAGGTCGGGATGGGCTGCACTCAACCGATCCCGGCTGAGTCTTGTACCCTGTTGAAGCTGGCGCTGCGGGTGACTAAGATAGGACGGCTTTAGCTCGGCTTCGATCTGCTCGTAACGCGGAAGAGAAATGATCCGCTTCAAAGTGAACGGAAAGAAAAGGACCTACGACGGCGCCCCCGAGATGCCGCTGCTGCCCGCCGCAAGT